CAATGGGGTACAGAAGTATGCCGCAAAAACTTTCACGATGACATCTGGATTGCCAGCCTGGAAAACAAACTGCGCAACAGTAGAGATGATGTTGTTATAAGCGACTGCAGATTTCCTAACGAAATCCGGGCAATTAAACAAGCAAGCGGCATAGTGGTGCGTGTGGTTCGTGGTCCTGAACCGGAGTGGTATGATGCCGCAGTAAGCCGTAATCGTGGGCCCAACGGCAACAGCACCTGGGCACTTAGTGGGCGCCGACTAGAGCAATTGGGCGTACATGCTAGCGAAACATCTTGGGTAGGCACAAAGTTTGATGTGGTGCTAGACAACAACGGCACCTTAGATGACTTATACCAGCAAGTCAAACAACTTGTGTCTAACTAAGCGTCTGGTTCAAGATCACCCGCCCGCCAAGTAACTTCAGTCTTGGCAATTTCTTCCACACAGTTTCTACAAACTGTTCTTAGATTTCTTAAAGCAGTGTTGTTAAGGTCCCCATCAACATGATACACCAGTAATTGACTGGTAAGTCTTGCTTTAAACCCGCATCTATCACATGCGGGTTTTTTCTTGTATCCTGCTGATTTCCAACGTGGTTCTCTAGGTTTAATTCCTCGACCTCGACGTTGGCAACTCTCACATCTACTGCGGTAATGTGTGACATCTTCCCGGATGTAGTTTACAGCACAAGGGCGTTGATTGCAGGCTTTGCATATGGGTCTCATGGGGTATTTAGCGCCCGGACCTTTGCCAAAGGGCGGTGTAAAACACCTTTTTTTGGGTATACCAATAAATATCTACAACTTGAAAAGGAACCAACCATGGCACTATTATCACCAGGCGTAGAAGTAACAGTAATTGACGAGAGTCAATATATTCCTTCTGCTGTAAACACAGTACCTTATTTTCTAGTCGCAACAGCACAGAACAAAGCTGATGCGGCTGGCGTAGGCGTAGCAGCAGGTACTACCGCAGCCAACGCAAACAAAACTTATCTCATTACCAGTCAGCGAGATTTGGCAGCTACATTTGGTGTGCCATTCTTCTACAATACCACAACAGGTACCCCTATCAATGGTTATGAACTCAATGAATACGGCTTGTTGGCAGCATATTCTGCATTGGGTGTTACAAATCGTGCGTACATCCAACGTGTTGATATTGACTTGACAGAATTAGCAGCCAGTCTAACTCGTCCCACAGGCAGCGCACCCAATGGATCATATTGGTTGGACACATCCTCATCAGTTTGGGGTATTCAGGAATGGAACCAAACCACCAATCTCTTTACTGTAAAAACCCCAATTGTGATTACCAGCACCAATGATGTAGTGGACTTTGCTAATGGTGACTTTACGCCAGACAGCACTGTTGGTGTAATTGGCGATTATGCTGTGAGTGCTGTAAGCGAATTTAACCCAACTTGGTATAAAAATGTTGACAACATTTGGGTCTCAGTCGGTGATGATGCCTGGAAAAATTCTTGGCCAGCTGCTCTTGGCAGCAACACACCAGTGAGTTTGACCAATGGTCAAAACTTGGTTATCAACGGCAGCACAGTAGCAGTGGGCGATGGTGCAACCACTGATGATATTGACGGATTTGCACAAGCCATTAATGATGCTGCTATTACTGGTGTCACAGCCAGTGCAATAAGCGGTAAGTTGGGAATTTTTGCTGACTCAACTGCTACCTCACAAGCAGTGACCATTGCTGCTGGACCAAACAGTGGCGCAACATTGTTGACTGCACTAGGGTTGACAGCACAAACTTATGCATCACCACAATATTTGCCAGCATACAGTTACCAATCACCACGTTGGAGAACAACTGACACCGGCCCACGTCCCACAGGCAGTGTATGGCAAAACCTCAGTCCAGTAAACAACGGCATGAGCATTAGAGTTAAAAAATACAACAGCAGCCTGGCCGCCTGGGTAAGCCAAAGCAGTGGTGTGTACGATTCGGATGCAGCAGCAAACCTGGCGCTTGACCCCAGTGGCGGTGGAAAAAATATTCCTGTTGGTTCTACATTTGTGTTGGCTGATGCGTTGGGATACAACACTTATCCAAATACTAATTCGTCATTTCAATTGCTGGAGCGAGTGGCCCTGGGAGCCACAATAGTAACTGGAACCACCGTACCTACAGTGTTTGTCAACAATAATGAGTTTTCTGTTACATGTTCGCAAGCCGGCAGTTCAATTTATGTAACATACACTGTTACAATTTCTGGTACAACACCAGCAGCATTTGTCAGTGCTGTGAGTGCTGCCAACATTCCTTATGTCAGCGCCAGCATCAACAGTGCAGGCAATATTGTGTTGACAAACAGTCAAGGTGAAGACATGGGGTTGTCAGATGTCACAGGTACACCCGTTGCAACTGCTGGCTTTATAGCTGGCACAACACCAAAATGCCGCACTAGTAGTTTGTTTGCTAATGTAGTAGTAGCCAGTAACTGGGTCACTGCGCCAACATTTACCTATACAGCTAGTGACAGCGCACCAGACCAAGATCCCGCAAATGGTCGTTTGTGGTACTACAGTTCAGTAGATGATGTAGACGTTATGATTCAAAATAACGGTGCATGGGTTGGCTATCAAACAGTGACCAATGATACTCGAGGTTTTGATTTGACTTTGTGTAATGCCTCTGGTCCTATTGTGGCAGCTACCGCACCTACTACACAGACTGATGTTAATTTGAGTGCTCTTGCTCTTGGAGATTTGTGGGTAGACACCAGCGATCTTGAAAATTATCCCAAAATGTATCGTTGGGAATCTCTAGATGGACAGGATCAATGGGTGGAAATTAACAACACTGATCAAGTGACACAAGATGGTATTTTGTTTGCTGATGCTCGTTGGGCGCCCAATGGCACAACTGATCCTGTGGCTGATGCTATCCCCAGCATCACAAGTTTGTTAACCAGCAGCTACTTGGATTTGGATGCTCCTGATCCTGCACTGTATCCACAAGGTATGTTGTTGTGGAACACTCGTAGAAGTGGGTACAATGTCAAGAGTTATCAGTCAAATTACTTTAACAGCACTTCTTACCCAACTACCACTTGGGCCAGTACCACTACTTACACAATTGGCGAGTATGTAATGTACAGTGATACCAATTATATTTCATTGCAAAACAGCAATACCAATCAAAATCCTGGTACCCAAACAGCTTACTGGGCACCTATCACTGTGACTAGTACATGGCTCACAGCAAGCGGTAACAAGACTGATGGTAGTATGTACGCTGGACGTCAAGCTCAACGTGCATTGATTGTGCAAGCAATGAAGAGTGGTATTGATACTAGCCTGGCTGCAAGAGAAGAACAAAATCAATTCAACTTGATTGCTGCTCCTGCTTATCCTGAACTGCTGCCTAATCTTGTGGCACTCAGCAACGAACGTGCCAACACACTGTTCTGCGTGGGCGATACTCCAATGCGACTGGCCGGTAACGGTACTGACTTGACAACTTATGCTACCAACAACAACGGACTAGGATTGTCAACTGGTGATGGATTGATTGTAGGCAGTGCTTATGCTGCTGTGTTCTATCCAAGTTGCCAAACAACAGACTTGTCAGGCAACATAGTTGTTGCACCAAGCAGCCATATGATGATGCGCACTATTCTACGCAGCGATGCAGTGAGCTATCCATGGTTGGCACCTGCAGGTACACGCCGTGGTGTGGTTGACAATGCAACTTCTATTGGTTACATTGACAGCGCCACTGGTGAGTTCCAGTCAATTGCTGTGGGGCAAGGATTGCGTGATGTTCTGTATCAAAACAACATCAACCCCATTACCTTTATCCCAGGAGTGGGCATCACAAACTTTGGTAACAAAACACGCCAAGGTGCTACCACAGCACTGGATAGAATCAACGTGGCTAGACTAGTGTGCTTCTTGCGTGGACGTTTGGAAGAAATTGGCAAACTGTATTTGTTTGAACCAAATGATCAAATCACACGCAATCAAATCACCAACACTATCAATAGTTTGATGATTGATCTTGTGGCTAAACGAGCTTTGTACGACTACCTGGTAGTTTGCGATCTCAGCAACAATACACCAGCACGTATTGACCGTAATGAATTGTGGGTTGACGTGGCTATTGAACCAGTCAAGGCCGTGGAATTTATCTACATCCCATTGCGTATCAAGAACACTGGTGGGATTGCAGCTGGTACATGATGAAATAGGTGGCTGATTTTTCGGCCACCATTTCAGGTAAATAAAAATATAGGAGATCGTTAATGGCAAGTTCATCATTAAACAGAATGTCAGTCCCACTTGCAGGGGACACACAAGGCCAGGGCTTGTTGATGCCCAAGCTCAAATATCGCTTTCGGGTAACTTTTCAAAATCTTGGTGCCGGAAGTGATGTGCTTAGTCTTACAAAACAAGTGGTGACGTTTAGTCGCCCCAACCTCACATTTGAAGAAATTGCATTGCCAGTGTACAATAGTACAGTTAAGCTAGCTGGCAAGCATACTTGGACTGATGCGACTTGTGAAATTCGCGACGACGCCACAGGTAGTGTCAGCAAACTGGTTGGCGAGCAGTTGCAAAAACAAATGGATTTTGTAGAAATGAGTTCAGCGCAAGCTGGTATCAATTACAAGTTCACCACAGTGGTTGAAGTATTGGACGGTGGCAATGGTGCTAGCGTACCAGTAGTATTGGAAACATGGGAATTGTATGGTTGCTACCTTAAAGGTGCTGACTATGGTTCATTGGGATATGCAGAAAATGCTCCAGTGTCGATTACATTGACACTTGCTTATGATAATGCAAATCAAACCAATGGCATTGGTGCTGCTGCTAATGGCGTGGGCGTTGCAATTGGCGCTGCTGCTGGTCGTGTAACCGAAGCTATTAACATTGGTACTGCATCAGGCGCAGGTACCTAAACATGCCAACATTTGGCCAGGACTTTCTAAAAGGGTTCTTGGGCAACGACAGCTTGCGTGATTACCAACACGCAAGCCGTGTTTTTACCACCAACGCCTACGAACTCAAACCCAGATTTAAGTTTCTCGTCAGCTTCACGTTGAACGTGCAAGAGATTCCTGCCTTGCGTGGTATCATGGGCAATGATGATATTAAAAATCTCAGCTACGTTGTAAAAACTGTAGACTTGCCCAAGTACACTATTGACAACGAAACTTTAAATCAATACAACCGCAAACGGGTGATTCAAAAGAAAATCAATTACGATCCAGTGAGTATTGTGTTTCATGATGACGGTGGCGATACAGTGCGCAACATGTGGTACAATTATTACAGTTACTACTACAAAGATCCCACTCAACAGTATCTAGCACCCAATGTAACAAATGGCAGCATTGGTCCCAACGCCAGTCGTCAATCTGGTTTTGGTTATAATGCTCGAGACATATATTCATCTACTAGACAAGTAAACGACTGGGGTTATATTGGCGAAGCATTCAGTGATGGCACCAGTTCAACAACAGGCAAGCCACCATTCTTTCGTGATATAAGAATATATGGCATGGATCAACACAAGTTTGCTGAATACGTGTTGATCAATCCATTAATCACAAACTGGAATCATGATCAGTACGATTATGCTCAAGGCAATGGCACTATGCAAAACACTATGACCATTGCTTATGAAACAGTCAAATACTATTCTGGTGCTGTGGGGAAACCTACTCAAGGTGGCGATCTCAATGTGGCTGGGTTTGCAGATCCTGCTCATTACGACTCTACCATAAGCCCATTGTCTAGACCTGGCAATATTGCCAGTGTGTTTGGCCAAGGTGGATTACTGGACACTGGTATTGGTATCTTGGATGATTTACAAAGCGGAAGTGTATTGGGATTGATTGGCGCAGCACAAAAAGCTGGCCGCACTTACAACACATTTAAAGGCAAAAATCTTGCAGCCATCGCCAAGAATGAAACAATAGCACTTGGAAAAAATTCAGTGATTGAAGCACTACCTGGTGCAACAAGACAAGTAGCCAACCGAGCTGATGGTTGGATATTCCCGCAAGCCCAAGCTCAACGTCAAGCAGCGGCACAAGCTCAGGGACGAAACAATGGAAATCCTGGAGTATAATTGTGAGTACTGTAAATTACACCAATCCCAATAAAGACTTAACTGTTAGAGTTTATGATAGTTTTTATGACTATGATGTCAATGTTCCGGCAGCTGAATATGATGTAGTCTACAGTTACTTTAAGTCTCAAATGACCAGTCGACAAGCTGCTGGTAATTTTACTGTGAGCTTGTTTAAAGTTGCTGAAGATACAGGTATTCCTGCGCTTACTTTGCTTAACGAAATGCAAGGCAACAACGGTGTTAACCTCAATGTTAACATGGCTTACTATCTCAATCAAATTCGTAGTAGAGCCACACTGCTGGGAGTGGGAGCCGCAGTAACACCCAATTATTATGCGGCTAGAAATGTACTGGTATGAGTCATTGGGCACAGGGACCGTACACCGTAATTAATCGTGCCAAATACGTGGGCAACGGCACACCACGTTACAGATCTGGGTGGGAACTGAGCTTTATGAAGTTTTGCGACACCAATGACAATGTGTTGCAGTGGGCAAGTGAAAGCATTGCTATTCCTTATCGTCATCCACTCACAGGCAAGATGACACAGTACATTCCAGACTTTTTGATCACTTACCGCACACGCAACAACACAG